CGTGCCGGCCGGCTTGACACAAGTAGTTCTAGCAGCAGATTTAACGCCAATCTTCGCAGCGACTCGGCGATTTTCTTTTTTAACCACGAGGGACGCAGCTTTCATATTTAAATCTAATACCTTGCCAGATGCAATGCCAGTCATCGATACTCCGATGAGCGAATCTTTTTCTGTAGTTCTTCCCCAAACATCTCTAAGATAATGGAAATCAGTATATCCCGTTTGAAGAGTGCCAATAAAAGAAGCAACCCTCGCTCTGTTTTCATAATCTTTTTGTGTTTCTACATCAGAAACATTAATTTCCGTTAGATTACAAAACTGATAAGGCCTTAACGCAATTTCGCAGCAAGGGTTAGTTCCCCAATCCTTGTCGTTGGAAAAATAAAATCCGGGCTCGCCAGAACCAGACTCTCTAACCCGTTCCCATATCTCCATAAAAAAATCACGAGTGATTAGATGTCGCATGAGGACAACTGAATTGTTGGCACGTCCTCGTTGGGGATTTGTTTCCCACCAGCTGCCTGTCTTGGCGGCAAGCATCTCCTCATCTTCTGCGGAAAAAAGCGAAATAAGAGCAGCCCGGCGAATCCCCCCGGCAAGAACAGCATCAGCAATATAACAAATAATGTCGTGTACTTCAATAGGCTCAAGCTTATCTCCACTATCCTTTTCGTCAAGGATACCCTGAATCTTAAGGAGGCATTCTTTCAACGGCTGAGGACCGGGAGCTTTGCCTCCACTAGTAACTAGTCTGCTTCCCTTCGGACGGATATCAGAAAAATCAAATTTTATTTTTGAGCCGCCTTTAAAGTAAGATTGTATCAAAACTTTTATCGAGTCGGACCACCCTTCAATCGAATCTCCAATAAGAAACCGACGAGATCTTTTCGAAGTTGGCCTCTGAATTTCGGGGAGCTTATCAACATGGTGCCTTTGAACAGAAAATCCAACACCAGTGCCACCGAGAAGGAGAAACATGCACTCAGAAAAAGAAGCGATATGATCGACAGGCATGTAAGCACAGTTATATATCCGGTTAGGTGCCACTTCAATCGGCTTGCCGCCGAATTGCATGGAGCGCATGGATGGTAAAACTTTTCTTTCATAGACGTAATTATACGCCTCTTCTATTTCGTTCCCTAAAAAAGGATACTTCTTAATGTGCATTTTCTTGTTTCTAGTAACTAACTCATCCCAAGTTTCTCTCCTTTCTAATCTTGGAATGTACCTAGAATACTTCATATGTACTGTAATGTCTGATAAAATTCTATTCTGCAGCTCCATTGTCAATTCCTCCTGGTCGTTGATTTTTTAAAATTCTGTATTGTTTATATTTTTCTCTCAAGGCATCAGCTAATTCGTTTGGGCGCATCGATGGCGAAACGACAGGAGTATCAACCTTGGCTAAAACTCTTATTTTTACGTTACTCGTATCCATAAAGATAGGAAACACTAAACCATCCGGTCCATTCCTATTTTTGGCAATGAACATCCGGCCAGTATTTGCATTTTTGTCCTTGATCGTTCTAGAAATAGAACAGATAAAGTCAGATACAAAACACTTGTTAAAGGCTTCTGAAATAGATTCCATAGTTACAACTTCTGCATTCAATCCTGTACGATTTGTCTGTGAGGCGGTCCAAACTGGGCACTTAAACTCTTGCGCGATGGCGCGTAGGTTTTCATAAATAGACTCCAGCTCATTGCGTTTCTCTTTGAAAGCTGTGACCGGCCTAAGCAGATCAGCGTAATCTACTAGAATCATATCGATTTTGTGATTTCTTTTTTTTAATTTTTCTAGATGTGTTCTTATTGTATTTGTCGTTGCAGTTTTAGTAGGATATTCTTTAATAATCAAAGTACCTTCTAGATCATTAATAACTTCCAATACTTCTTCTTTCTGATGGAAGAGAGTATTTAAAGAAACACCACTAATGCAACTGTCATATCTCTGGCCGGTCGCGGCCTCAGAAAGCTCCAGGGTATAGTGTACAATGTTCTTGCCATCTTTAATCGCATGAGAACCTAGATGCGCCAGGACCATTGACTTGCCGGCGCCCGTGGGAGCAATTACAACTCCAAGCTCGCCAGAACCCAAGCCCTTCTTCATCAAAGAATCAATTTTTTCCCAACCGGTAGAAACTGGATTTCTAGTTTTGATCTCATATCGTAACTCAAAATCTTTCAGAAAGTCATGACCGAAGTTGTTGTCAGTACCAAGCTTAAGAGCATCGTCAATCACCTTGCGCACTTCGCCATATGAGGAATTCTGGATCAAGTCCACTGACTGCATTAATGCTTCTTTGAGCTTTTGTTTCTTGCAGAAATCCAGGCTGGTATCTTTTATATATTGGCTGTCTTCGACACCCTTAATACAAGTTCTGGCAAAGTAATCTCTTACCTGCTTTTGTATAGATTCGTTAAGGCTTGTCAACTCCGTTCTTAAAATTGAAGCTAAGATCTTCTTAGTCGGATGTACACCATACCTCTTACGATATTCATAGATTTTTGATGTAAAAACACGAAGATAGTTCAGTTCGAAAAATCTAGTGTCAATTACTTCTTCAATTTGATCAGCAAACGGCCGATCTTCAAGGATCATTTGTGCTAGTGATTCTTGAAACTGCTTCCCATATTTCGAGAAGCTAAGCTCTTTAGTCATTCTGTTCTCCAGTAATAATATTTTAGTTACAATCTAACGATTGTCTATGGAGATTCTGTTAAACTGCTGGAAGAGTTCGATAAAATTAATTTCTCCAAAACCATCTTTTATCATCATCTTAATTAACTCTGTCTTGTTGAAAGAAAGATCCGGGTTTTTGATTGTGTCGCGGATAGTCTTTTTTGCTTCGATACTAAGGATAGGAGTATAAAGCTGCATCATATGATAATTTCTTCTCAAGATATCTTCGTTATCTAATACTTTTTGATATGCTTTCACATTTGTTTCCTGGTCCATCTTTTTACAATGTTCTATTACATCTGTAAAACTAGCTGCTTTTTCTTCTTTTAAAAAAGGAAATCGTTTGGCCACAGTTTTCAAACCCAAGCCGCCGATGCCCTCGATATTATCTGATTTATCACCCTCCATAGCCCTTGCCATGGCAAAGTTAGATGGATGCACATTAAATTTTTCTAAAATAATATTTTTGTTTAAAGCCTCTTTTTGTATCGGTCGGTATTGTACTGTTTTGGCGTCTAAAAGCTGAAAGAAATCTTTGTCACTAGAGATAATAAGTTTTTCAGCATTCTCCAGTTCCTTTATTTGTGTAAGATAGGCGACAATATCATCAGCCTCTGTGCTTTTAAACATGAATTGAATAATAGGCGTCTGGTTATAGTACTCGATCAACCTAGTCTGTTGCCAAATCTTATTTTCTACCTCTTGATCCTCAGACATATTTCTTATGCCTCTATTTAATCGAATTGGCTTGCGGCCGGCTTTGTAATCCTTCTTTAATAGCTTGCGCTTTTTAGATCCACCTTCTCCGTCCCAACAAATGATAATTAAATCAGGTTTGGATTCTCGGCTTATCTTTTGGATGCTCTGAAAACATCCCTTCAACCCCCCAATTGGGGCGCCGTTAGTTGATAAGCTGGGATTAACAATGTAGTTTCTAAAAAACAAATTCAGTTGATCAATGATCAGCACTCTTTTCCCGTCGTGCATTTTCTACCTTTTTATAATATTATTCTTCTTGAGCGATCATGTGTGAGCGATCTGGTCTATAAATTCTGCTGACCACTTTGTTCGCATTTTTAGGGATGAATGAATAAACGCCGCTGATCTTTCTAGCGTCTATAGACATCCTTTTTAGATGCTGGTCTATTGTTGGTTCTTGTCTAAAGAACTTAATTCTTAATATAGTTCGCTCGACTGTTAAATTGATCGGTTCTGCCGGGCCCGTTACCGTAACAACGGTTATGCCACAAACACCACGCAAGTTATCAGTAATTATTGTGATGTTTTCACTTCTATCTGAACGCATAATCACTTCCGACTCCCAAAGCGTGTCATCTAGCACTTCCTGTACCAATTTTTTTAGTTCATGCATAAATTATCCTCCAATACAATAAGTAGTTTATAATTTATACATTTCAATGGTGTCGTCTCCAGTGGTATAATAAACTTTTTTAACACCAACATATTTTAATACATCATGGCACATAGCACAAGGCTTGGAAAGTCTAAATTCTTCGTCCCTGTTAATTCTGACAACATATATAGCAGATCCAGATGTCTTAGCTCGGTTCAGGCCGAGTATACATCCTAGTTCCGCATGATGTGTTGCTTGCCCACAGGACGGTGTACGAAACCGGTTGCCAAAAGCACTAAAATTATCCTTGTTGTAAGAAGCATTGATAACGGAGCCGCCCTTTACCAACACAGCGCCATGTCTAATTTTACCATATTTGCTTTGCCTGGCCATGTTCTTGGCCAGCTCTAAGAATCTTTGAGTCTTCTTAGATTTTTCAACTGTGTATCCCGTAATTGAATTACGGGGCTTGAAAGCGTCTTCTTTTATTTTAGTAGATCTCATACAAAAAAACCCCCCTGCACACAATATAGGTACAGGGGGGCTATAGTCTAGACTTCTTGTTTATCGTCGGTCGCGACGGCTATTTTGTCTTTTACTTTTATGCTTTCGCCGATTGTGCTTTTTCCTGGCGCCAGGCTTATCTTTTCTCTTATATAAATTAGGCGGAATATTTAACTTGGTTTTTGAATTATTACGCCGATAATTTTTTTGTGCCTTTGACCTCGGGTTCTTCTTGTGAGCCTTCTTCTTGTGATGATATTTGCGGCTTTTACTTTTATTAGGCTTGTTTTTTTTCGGCTTGATAATCACGTTCGCCGGGCCTGATCTATGGTGTCGTGACTTCGCCTTGTGCTTGCGATGATGGTTATATTTTCCCTTTGGCTTAATAACCACCTTCGAAGGACCGGGGCGATGTACAATAACCTTCCGTTTCTTGTGCTTCTTATGATGTCCATAATGGGCGCCCGGGCGGTGAGCGTGGTGGTTGTGCCTGTTCCAAGTCTTGTACTTCTTCTTCCAGGTATACCAATGATTTCCATGGTAGTGACTGTGAGCGTTAGTGCACCAAGGATGTGCTCGGTGATGGCTTGTGTATGTAGGCCAATACAAACGAAGCGCGTCGACGGTAATCGACGGTGTGTGAGATCTGTGGTAGTGGTTACTAACACATTGAGGTGCATCATATACATATACAGGTGACACCTCCTGACTCGTCAAATACGGATCGCTTGTTTGTATATGGCCGTCAGTGCAACCTGTTACCACACCGGCCACGACAAAACAAATTTGAATAATTAATTCATGCATTTTCTTCCTCCTTATCAATGTTATAGAAGCTGGCTGCATCACCAGATCGATTAATGAACTTCATAATAATCTCTTCATCCATTATTTGAAGTACTCTATTTTTAAATTTCTCGCTTTGTAATTTTTCTTTCCACTTAGCGGCTTGGAACTTTTCGCTGGTGCCATCTTTGTAAACAAGGTCGTACCATGCGCCTGATTGTCTTAAATTATCAGAAACTTTTATGGCTTCTAGCCAACTTTCTTCATCTTGGATGCCTACGTTTTCGCCCCAAAGAATTTTAAAAGTACATTGGCGTCCTTCCGTACCAAAACGGCTCTTCTTTAATGTTGTCTTGACTTCAGAGCCAACTCTATATCCATTATCGTCCACGATGAACGAGGCCTTGGCCTTGCGTTTTGTCAGCCAGATACGCAATGAGTATGCGTAGTGCATCGCTTTTCCACCGGGCGTGACATATGGTGTTGTCATAGCTTCGGATGGGCTCCGGGTAATATTTGTTTTAAGCTGGTTTAAGACCAAAAAAGTTGATTTGGAGGCGGCGATAGGAACTGTCAATTTGGACATTCCTTTAGCCAGAATTCTAGGCTTAACTGCCATCGAAGATTGAGGGTTAAAATCGCCCTCTACATCACTCACAGAAGGAGTCAGAGCTAGTGAGTCCCAGATAAACAACATTCTATTGTCATTTGAGCCTAGTAATTCTTCAATAGTCTCCAAGACATACTCAACGCTAGGAGGTTGTGTGTACAACAAGTTGTCGATGTCACAGCCGGCGTTTGTTAGGAAGCTTGGATCAATGGCTGACTCAGAATCAAAGTATACAACATCCATGCCCATTTTTTGAGCATTAGCTGCTATCTGTGCTGCCATATACGACTTCCCTGAGCCCTCAAGGCCAGCGATTTCTACAATTTTGCCAACTGGTATACCCGCCAATTGCCCACGGCAAATAATGCTATCAAGCCAGCGTGAACCAGTAGAAATCCAATCTTTAACTTGTGTTGGGTTTTCTTTTGTTAGATCAAAAGCTACTTCAATGCCGGCCTTTTTGTTAATGAGATTTCTCATCTCACCAATACTTAATCTTCCCAGTTTCTTTGATTTTCTCGCCATTCTTCCTCTTTTAAATCTAGTTCGCTTGTTAGTGACTCGTAAACAGGGATGTCCATCGTTTCCTCTGGATCCCTCATATATCTATAATCAACGAGAGTATGGTTTATAAAGTGCCTTTGTCTCATATCAAAATGTGTTATCTTGTCTGTTAGCGGAATCAATAATTGTTGTGTTTCTTTGAGAGATTGATTAATGCTTTTAACAAGTTTTACTGAATAAAGTCTTTTGTTTTCTATATAAGCACCAAGTGACATACCCGATATAAACAAACCAATTGACATGGCTATTATTATGAAAATGTCCATAACCTTAATTAGTTGTTAAATAAATTTTAAAATGAGACCTCTGTAAACCCAGGCCTCCCTGCGGTGGAGGAACTTATGATAGAAGTTCAGCAAAAGCCTTGTCAACGGCAGTACCGCCGGTGGACTTGCTATATTTTGTGGTTTCAACAGAAACATCTTCTGCGTCATCCTCACTAAGCAAAAACTCATCCAACATGACTTGGACCTGCTCCGGTGTCTTTCGCTCGAAGACAGAATCAAAATCAGGAATTTGATCTAAAAATTTACCAATCTCCTCCTCAGTCCCAGCCATAGCCGACGGCTTACGGCGAGGCGTAATTGTAGTTTGTGGGAACTGTGCTCCAGGTGGCTTACCATAATTGATGGTCAAATCAGTGCCCTCATCAGTATCGGTGATATCACCGTATTCAGGGTTAAGAACAAGGTTCAGTAATTCTTTGTATGCAGTCTTACCGAAGCCCCATAGTCGTACACCCTTATCTTCCTCGCCGCGCACTAGAACCGGTGCGAAGAAGCGTTGACGAGCAGACAAGTCTTTGGCCATCTTAATAGATTCATC